TTACGTCATCTGCAGGTCGAGACTCCCGATGGGGAACTCGACGGTGTCGCCAGTACCGACCCCCTGATCTACCACATCGTTGTCGTACCAGAGCAGATCCCCCAGCGTCGCCGCCGAGCAGATCGCCACACCGACGACCGTCCCCCAGCTTGCCGTCGCCTGCGGGAACTGGATGAGATGGGTGTTGTCCACCAGCCCGGCAGCCGCTAGGTCCCACGTGGGGCTCGCGCCGCCGTTGGGGTTGACCAGCACCCTGGCGTAACCGCCGCCGGAGGGCTCGCTGATTGTCGAGCCGGTGTCCCCATCTCCGACCGCCGCCGTGACCAGCGCCACGTAGGTGTCTGGCTTCGTATAGGACACGTTGCGGAACATCAGGTTGAGCAGGTTGTGGGCCAGCGTGGTGCTGAGCTCGCCTGCCAGGTATTCGACGTAGACCTGCCCGGTGTTGACCGTCGGGGTGTTACCCGCGATCACGTCCTTTGACGTCCCGAAGGCGCCGCTTGCCAGCACGTTGCCGCTGGTCAGGGCGTCCATGATCGCCCAGTGGGTTATCGTGCCCCAAGGGCCGCTGGCCTGATCGAAGGTCACAGCTGTGCTCTGCGCCACCCGCCGACTGGCTGCGGCGTCGAAGGTGATCGCCTTGCGGCCGTAGCCGTTGCCCGAGGGCTCCGCCAGGCTGGTGCCTGCATCCAGCGGGTCCGCCGTGCTCAGGGCCAGATAAACCGTCGCCGGCGGCGTATAGGCTGCGTTGAATACATGATCAAGCAGAACGAGTTCGCTATGATCGCTTAGACTTCCCATTGTGTACCTCCACTAACTAGGGATGACGTAGACCCGGTCATCGTCGGGTGTCAGGACCCGCGCCTCGCGGGTCACCTCGTAAAGCCTGGGCTGGGGTGTGACCGCCAGGACCCGGTCCTCGCTGGCCACCTCCCAGGCGCGCTTCTCAAGTACGACCGCGAAGAGCCGCGCCAGCGCCAGGGCGATGACGTCCAGCTCGGCAACGTCCGGGGTCATGCTCCGGGCAGCCATAAGGGCCGCCAGGCTGACCAGGCCGGTGTAGAAGACGGTATCGTCCGGCGTGGCTGATTGCACCTGGATCGCCGCCGCCAGCGCGCGGATGACCGCCAGCTGGGCGTCGGGCGTGCCCGAGGCTGCCGTCGCCGCAGCCTCCAGGGCGTGGGTGACCTGCAGGACCAGGCTGTCGGGCGTCGCCGTCTTGCCTTCAGCAGCCGCTGCCAGGGTTCTCAGCAGCGCCAGCGCCGCACCGTCGGGCGTCCCCGACTGGCTGCCCAGTACCGCGGCCAACTGGCGGGCTACGTTGAGGGCTGCATCGTCGGGTGTCGCCGTTGACGCCGACGCCAGGCCCGCCAAGGCGCGCGTCACCGCAAGCGCAGCGTCCGCCGTTACGCTGCCGGCCACAAACGATCCGGCCAGTTTGAATATGAGCCCCATGAGCGCGTCCGCCGTCGCAGACTGGGTGCTAGGGGCAGCCGCCAGCTCTCGCTTGACCGCCAGCGCCGCAGGCGGTGTCTCCGACCGGGCCAGACACGACGCCGCCAGCTCGATGATGGCGGCGACAAACAGCTCGGCGTCATCTGGTGTAAGGGAAGCGCCCAACGCTGCGGCTGCCAGAGCGCGCTGCACTGTCAGCTCGGCGTCCGGCACCTGCGACTGGGCCAGGCAGGCCGCCGCCAGTTGAATCGCCAGCAGAATGTTCAGTTCGACGTCATCCGGGGCCGTAGAAGCCGAAAGCGCCGCCGCGGTGAGCGCCCGCAGCACGGCAAGCTCGCCCGAGTCCGGAGTGGCGCTGTTTGCGGCCAGCACGGCGGCCAGCGCCCTGGTCACGTCAAGGGCGACGTCCGGCGTGGCCGACTCTGCAGCCGACGTCCCCGCCAGGGCGCGGAGCACCGCCAGCACCGCGTCCGACGATTGGCTCTGAGCATCCATGACCGCCGCCAGGCCGCGCGTCACGGCAAGGCCTGCGTCGGACGTGCCGGAAGCAGCCAGCATCTGGGCCGCCAGACTGACAATGCCGGCGACCACAAGCGCGACGTCATCGGGCGTGAGACTCCGGGCCTCGAGCGCCGCGGCCAGCGCGCGAGCGATGGACAGGGCCGCATTGTCCGGGCTGCTGCTGTCCGCTGCCGCAGCCGCCGCCAGCGCCCGCCCGACGTTCAGGTCAGCGTCGGGCGTTGCGCTCTGGGCCAGGGCCTCGGCCAGCAGGGCTTTGGTGAGCGCCAGAGTGACAGCGTCCGGCGTGGTACTATCGGCAGCACCAGCAGCGGCCAGGGCGCGGGTGACGGCCAGCGCTGCGTCCGGCGTTGCGCTTGCGGCGTTGACTAGAGCGGCAAACTGGAGAACGCCTGGCGGGGCCTCCGGTATCTCGAGCGCTGCCCAGGCTACCGCAGCTCGCGCCAGCAGGCCCAGGACGGAGTTGTCGGGCGTTGCACTGGCGGACAGGCCGACGGCTGCGAGCTGGCGCGCCACGGACAGCGCCGCGCTCGGGGTGAGTGACTGGCCCAGGACCTGGGCCGCCAGCTGGACGACAGAAGCGAGCGTCGCCGTGTCCGGCGTCTCGCTGCCGGCCAACGCCGCCGCGGCCAACTGGACGATGAAGGCGAGGTTTGCAGTGTCCGGCGTCGCGCTACCGGCTAACGCGCTCGCCGCCAGCTGGTAGGTCTGGGTGACCCCCGTCTGGGACCTCGAGCTCGGCCCACGAAACCTGCACGGAGCCGCCGCCGCCAGCGGCAACCGTAGTCTCAAACTGCAGCCGCAGGTCCCCGTAGTCGGTTATAGCGTCCGCCTGCTGGGCGGTGAGCGTCTGCTCGGCCAGGGTGAAGCTGGTGCCCGGGTTGGCGTGGGTCCAAGAGGCGATTGTCGTGGTGCCCTGCATCAAGCGCACGAGCAGGGTGTAGTTCTTGTTGGTTATCGTGCGCAGATAGGTGTATCTGACAACGTGCCCCGTCGAACTCTGCGGGTCAATGAGGCTCGACAGTCCGACCTCGCAAAGCGTCAGCTGGTTGGCGCCGCTTGCGATGTAGTCTGCATCGCTGCGCGCGGCCTCGTCGAGGACGCTCCACAGCGTCGTGCCGGTCGAGGGCGACCAGGCGCCGGCTGTTACGTCGCTCGAAGGGCGTGCGTACTGGGCCAACTACACCCCCGCGGCGACGAAACGCAAGTAAAGGTCCCCGTAGCTGGTTATGGAATCCGCCTGCTCTGCGGTCAGCGTCTGGTCGGCCTGGGCAACCGACGCGCCGATCGCGTTGTGCTGCCAGGAGCCGATTAGCGTCCCCAGGCTGGCCTCGCTGGCGTAGCCCTGCCGGAGCTCCACGGTGAGGTTGATCGTCGGCGTCTCGCCCAGCCGCTGGTAGCGGTAGTGCAGCCTGTGGTCCGCCGAGACTTGAGGATCCTGGCCGGCCTGCAGCTTGACCACGACCGGGCTGCTCGCAGGCGCGGCCTCGCTCTGCATATAGTCATCGTCGTTGGGCGCGGCCTCGTCTATTGTCTGGTAGAGGTTTGAGGCCCCGCCGGCCCGGGTGGTCCACTGGCCCGTGTAGCTGTCCGCGCTGGGCCGCAGCAGCTGGGGTATTGCCAGGACCGCGTCATCGGGCGAGATGGAGCCCGCCAGCACCGCCGCCGCAAGCGCTCGCGTCACCGCCAGGGCCAGGGCGTCCGGCGTGACCGAGCTGCTGGAAGCGGCGCCGCTTACGGCCCTCAGCACCGCCAGCGTGGACACGTCCGGCGTGGTCGTTGCCCCGACCGCGACCCCACCGAAAGAGCGCAGCACCGCCAGCACGGACGCCGTGGGCGTGCCGGAGGCCGCCAGGGCCAGGGCTGCCAGCTGGTAGGTCTGGCCGCTGGACTGGTGCGGGCCGATCAGCATCCCGTCATCGTTGATAATCAGCTGGTCGAGGTAGAAGGTGCCGGACGTGCCGGCGTCAATGCTCTCGGTGGCGCCGAACTGCATGGCCGTCTTGCTGTCGAAAACATCGTAGATGTCATAGACTGCGCCGCTGTCGTAGACCTGGGTGCCGTCAATCCACATGGCCAGGCGCCCATCGCTGGCCGTCGCGCTGGAAGCCCCCTCGATCAGCACCTCGATGTAACAAGGACCGTTGGGAATCTCCTGGTAGCCGGTGTTCTGGCGCGTATTCGAGTCATCGTAGACGTTGGCGAAGACCGCGTAGCCGCTGCTGAAGCTGTCGTACCGCGCAAAGCTCACATAGGTGAGAATGTAGGGGCTGCCGCCGTGGATGCGGAAAATCGTGTGGCCGCCGTAGTTATTAGGCAAGTAGATGTCGTTGGGGTCGATATAGAACCGATAGCGCAACGTCCTGCCGGGGATACTGATTGCCTTCTGCCCGTAGATTGCGACCGTGTCATCAATGACGCACTGCAGGCCATAGCTGGTGCCGCCCAACGCAGCAGCAGCCGTAACGGACAAATCCCCGCCGTCGGTGACAGTGGAATCGTATTCGGAGAGGTCCCCGGCCTCGTGGTTAATGTCTATCAGAATGCTCATGGTCTATCCGGCAGCGGCGACTCGTCCTCGGGCCACACTGCAGGCTCGGCGCCGATAGCGATAGCGACCGACCCGTCGCGGTTGATATGGATAAAGATGTCCAGTGTGACGCCGAACTTCTCTTCGAGTGCGGCCTTGATCCTCTCGACGCGGTTACTCACCTTCTGCAGCTCTTCAGGGGTGAGCGTGGCCTCGCGCAGAATAGCGCCGTCCTCTGCGACCAGGGCGATGGAGACACCCTCGTGGTTGGCTGCTTTTGCCGCAGACCAGGTTGCTATGCGCTTCCACTTCATGGGTTACCCTCCTATCACAAAGCCGCCGTCGCAATCGCCCGCACGGTGCCGTTGCAGTTGATCTGCACTTCGTTATCCGTCGTCTGATAGCCGTAGTCACCAGGCTGCGGCAGGTCCGCCGTCGTGAAGTCCGCCGCCTTCGTGCCCTTGTAGTGACCGACCGGCTCCAGACGCTGGAGGCGGGCCACCTCGCGCCGGAGGGTGCCCACCTCTGCAGCCAGCTTCTCGATGTGCCGTTGGATGCTCATTGTGTCTCCATCTCCACGTCGATCTGCTCGACGTTGTCCCCCTGCGCCGCCACGGACACCGTCACACCGACGATCTTCTCCACGGCGGAGATGTCGCGCCACTGGGCGTTGACCAGGTCGCCCAGGAAATAGTGCACGCCGTAGGCCGTCGAGACCGTCTGCAGGACATCGAAGGTGAACTCTTCCCGCGCCCGGTCCTCGTCCAGCTTCTTGCCGGCCTTGTCCTGCAGGGCAGCAGTGGCCCCCTTCTCGACCTCTCGGGCGTCGACGAACACCTCGACGTCGTTGCTGGCACTGTACGTGCTGCTGGCGTGCACGACAATGTCCCGCGTGCTGGCCTCACCCTGGCCGGCGGCGACAGCGACCGTCTTCTCGCTCTGTCGGTCGTAGCGGTATTTGGGGTTGGCCATGTTGCCGAAGCCCAGGTTGAACGTCACCTGGCTTGCGCCCGACGTCCGGTCCGTGCCCAGCTGGCCTGCATACCATCTGAACTCCCAGGCCGCCGCGCCGGTCTTTACCAGGCCGAAGTCGCCGCCGGCAATCCGCGCCAGGTCCTGCAGGGACTCGAGCACGTTGTCCCAGCTGCAGTACCAGTTGACGCTGTTGCCGCCGGCGCCGTCCGTCTGCACCGATAGGCCGGTGATCGCCCCGTCCCGGATACGGCCATTCGCCGCCGTCGCGCTCGGGCCGCAGTTGTATTCGACGATGGTCTTCATGACCGTTTCCGCCGGGACTGACAGGAAGCGGCTGCGGTCCGTGGTGTTGGCATACCAGAGCACGTACCGCGTCTGCAGCAGCCACGGCAGCCCAGGGCAGCGCATGACGAAAGTCTCGCTTTCCTGGTGCGCCCGGTCCTGGTCGAGGTAGAGGCCGTAGAAGTCCGGCATCCACTCGAGCCCCAGCTCCCGGTTGCGGCGCCATATCTCGATCTGGCTGCGGTGCTCGAGCTGGCTGATGACGGCGTGGTTGCCGGGCAACTGGATTGTGCCCAGGCCAGGCGCGTTGACTTTCTTGGCATACGCCAGCTCGAGAAAGTCGGTGATCTCGCCCACCAGCACGCCGGCGGCGGTGTGGGCGCGGACCTTGTACTCGGTGCCCATAGCTTAGCTGGGCTGCCCTATTGCCATCCACGGCACGGCCACGTTCTCACTGGTGACTCGGGTCGTGTTTCTCCATAGTGTGAGAATGAACCCGGTCGTGGACTCGTCATCGGGCTCGGCCTGATAGACCTCGCCGTTCTGGTTGTTGCTGAACGGCGCCCCAACCATGATGAACGGGATATTGAAGTAGGCACTGGGGAAGGTGACTGCGTAGGTCCCGCTGTATGCGCTTGCGGCGATGTTTACCCAGGCCATACCTATCTGGATCGCCACGCCGGCGGTGTTGTAGGTGTACATGGTTGAGCCGGCGCCAGACCAGTTAGCTTGCCCGGTGCTGATCCTCTGCCGCAATATGGGCACGCTCTGGCTGATCTTTTCCCAGTTCACCGAATTGTCCGCCAGCTTGTAGTTAGTCACGGCACCATCTGCCAGGGCGTTGGTGCCAAGCTGTGCCCCGTCGCCGCCGATGTGGTCGTGGCTGTCGCCGCCAGTGACCAGCTGCGCAGCGACAGCGCTTGCGAGCTTGGCCTCCAGGATCGTGAGGTCGGCCAGCTTGTCGTTGGTCACGGCGCCGGCGCCCAGCTTGGTGTTGGTCACGGCGCCGGTGCCGATCTTTGCCTCTATCACCCCTCCGTCGGCCAGCATGTCGCTGGTCACGGCCCCGCCGGCCAGCATGGCCGAGTCCACCTCGATGTTTGGGTGCAGGTAGACCCGCTCATTGACCAGGCTGGTGAGGTCGCCTGCCGGCGTCACCGTCACCCGCGCCAGCGGTATCTCCCAGATCACGCCCTCGGACTGGGTGAGGCTGGGCGCGCTGCCGCTGCCCTCGGTCCCCTCGACCACGGCTATGCGCACCGTCTGGGCCGTCCAGTCAGCCCGCAGCACGATCCTGTCGATCCTGTTCTGTGACGACGGCGTGTTCAGGGCGATTGATACCGTCGAGGTGTTGTAGTAGGGGAAGCCGTAGACGTAGGCCGCGCCCGCGGCGATATTGACCGTCGTGCCGCCAGCGTCGCTGACCACCATGTCGCTGTCCACGCCCTTGAGGACCCCCTCGTCGGTCGCGTCCCCGACAAAGGTCTTCCGCAGCCAGTTGTAGACGAGCTCGGCCATTGTGTAACCCGTAGCGGTGCCGTCCCCGACCCCCGTCGTCGACCACATAAGACTGTTTTCTGCCATAGTTGCCCCTATATCCCGAGCCACCTCGGGTAGTAGTTAAGATAGATCTCTGTATCCCCGTCTACCGACGTGCCCGTCACCATGATGTCGTTCCGGCCCTCGTCGGCCTCCGGGTGCGGCGCCAGGTGGAAGGTCGCCAGGTCCGAATCGTTTGACAGCTCTGCGATCTTGTTCGCGCCCGCCTTGTCCGTGACCGTCTTGTAGCCATAGCGGCAGTCGATGTCGTAATAGTCCCCGTTGCCGATGGTGCAGCCCGTAAAATCAAGTTTCTCGCCCGTCGAAAGGTTCCAGATGACCGGGTCGGTGATCGGGCCGCCGATGCGGATGCGCCGCGGCAGGGCCAGGACGTTGCCCGTATACTGAATCGGCACCACCTGGTCCATCGTCGAAGCCCCGACCGTGAAGGGCACCGCCAGGGGCACTGCCGTGCCGCTGCCGCCGCCGGCCAGAGCGAAGGCGACCATCCGGCCCACTGGGTCGTAGAAGGTCGGGTCCGGCGCTTGAAAACGCAGCGCCACTAGCTGCGCCGCCCACTCCTTGCGGGCGTCGTGGGGCAGCGGGGCGTCAAGCGCCTTGCAGTCGAGCTGCCGCTTGCTCCCGTCGTCCAGGGTGAACAGCAGCGACAACGCGGCGCCCGGTGATAGGTAGGTCTGCAGGGACGTCCGCTTCGTGTACAGGTCCTGGCGGTCGGCGCCCTCAAGCACCGCGAGCAGGGAGAACACCCGCGGGTCCAGCCGGTAGCCGACGTCGGTCTGGCCGTGCTGCATCGGCCCTCTCTCGACCAGCCGGTGCAGCGGCGCTAGGCCCAGCCCGTCGTGCGCCACGACTTTCAATGCCAACCTATGAGAACCGACGATAAGCTCGGCGTTCATGTCACCGTCCCAGCAGGGTCAGGAACCTGACGTCGTCCCGGAGACTCACTTCGTCCTGGTATCTGTAGTTGGCCGTCAGGTGGTAGTGATTGTGGACCTCTGCGCCCACAGCCGCCGCCAGCGGTCGCTGCGCCGCTGCGATAGAGACACCGCCCATCCGCGTCGCGGCGTCCTCGAGGGGCCGCGTGTCGAGCAGGCCCTTCGCCATGCCCGCCAGCGCCTGGCGCCCGATCCTCTCGAAGACGCGGGACGGACTGCGGATCTCCAGCTTGGCGTTGGCGGCGTCCACGATCATCTGCATGGCCCGCGTCATCGCGCCCACCAGGTCCGACCTGCTGGCTTCGAGGCCCAGCTTCAGCCCGCCCAGGACCTTTGCAGGGTCCAGGCCGTGCTCTTCGATCATCTCGAGCATCTTCATTTGCTGCTGCAGGAACTGCATGTCCTGCTGGGCCTTCTCGAAGGCTGTCACGCGCTCCATGATCTCCGCGTATTCCGCCTGCAGACGGTTGCGGTAGGTGAGCGCGTCCAGGAAACTCCACATGTTGTTGTCGGTTGCCATCGCCTCGGTGACGGCCTCGATCTCTTCCTCAAGCTCGCTGGCCCGGTCCTTCAGCGGGCCAACAAAGGCGCCGGCGGCGCTGGCAAGGTCGGTACCTCTCTCGAAGAAGGCGTGCATCGCGTCTGTGAAGTTGTCTTCCGTCCGGCGGATCCCCAGGATCATGCCCTCGCCGATTGCCATACCAATTTCGATGAACAGCCTTGAAGGCGAGCTGATGCCGAGGAACGCTTTGGCGGCCTCAAAGGCTGCCTTTGCCGCATCCCTGGCGGCGTTCTTGATCCTCTCCACGCCGTTGGAGATGCCCGCAGCGATACCGTCGATCACGGCCCGCCCGACTGCGCCCCAGTCGGTGCCACTGAAGAAACTGATGATGCTGTCCACGATGCCGCTGACGATGACCTTGATCGAGTCCCAGGTATTGCTCAGAATCTGCCCCATCGCGTCCCAGGTGCGCTGCCAGATAGACTGCAGTTCTGCGCCGAACGTATCCCAGTCGCCTTGAATAGCCGCCGCCACGGCGTCGATGATGTCGCCGATGTTGCCCAGCATCGTCTCGACGATCACCTTGATGGTGTCCCAGGTGTTCTGGGCCACGGCCATAATGGTGTCGCCGTGGACCGACCAGAAGGCCTGTATGCCGGCCAGGGTGGCCTGGATGAAGCCGGAGATAGCGCCGATAATCGACGATATGATGGACTGCACCGCGCCGAACGCGGCGCTTACGATGGTCTTGACGCTCTCGCCGTGGGCGCCCCACCAGCGCCGGAGTGTGTCGAGGGCCGTCTGGATCACGGTCTGCACCGCCCCGATGACCGTGGTGATGACTGTGCGCACCGTGTTGAAAGCGTTGGTCACGGTCGAGGTGGTCTGCTCGCCGTGGGTGTCCCATAGGCCGCGGATAAATCGCAATCCATCGTTGATGAAGTCGCTGACGAAGGAGATGACCGCGCGGGTGATGTCGCGGACCCCCAGGAAGTTGCTTTCCCAGGCCCGGCGCAGCAGGGCGGCGGCGGCGACGACTCCGACGAAGGCCGCCACGAGCGGCGCCGTTGTGGTGATAAGCGACCACACAATCGGCAGGATCACGCTGGCAATGCACACGCCCAGCGCCAGCAGCACGTCCTGGAGTCTGACGTTCTCTCCTACCCAGGCGGCGACTGGCCCCAGGACCTCCTGCACCCTCGCCAGGAACCCGCCGATCGCGTCACGCACGGCGATGAAGCCCCCCTGGAGGTGCTCGAACGGCGTCCCCTCAAAGGCCATCGCGAGCGCTTCCCAGACACCGCTTGTCTGCTCCAGCTGCGCCGCGAAGTTTGCGATGAACTGCGCCACGCCTTCGAGCAGGGGGCCAAAGCGCTCGAGCGCGCCCGTCACGAGCGGCAGCGCGAGCTCGGCGAGGGACATAAGGCCCTGGGTCAGGTTGGAGAAGGCCGGCAGCATGGCGAGACCGACCTGGTCCTTGACGTTCTGGACCGTGGCCTTGAAGGCTTCCCAGCCCTGCATGGCGCTGCCGGTCACGTCCGGCATGTCCGCCGTGTTTTCTTTGAGCTTCTCCATGACGACGCTCATCATCCCCGCCTGCTGCTGGGCCTTGGTGAGGGCGTCGGCCTCGACGCCGAACATCTCGGAGGCCCGCGCCGTCGCCTCCGACAGGCTGGCCTGGACGTTGAGGTTGTCGAGGATCAGGGGCGACAAACGCCCGACGCCCCTGACCAGGCTGGTGAGCATGTAGTCCATGCCCTGGCCGGTCGAGGCGGCGACCTTTGTCAGATACTGCATCGCCTCCGGCAGCTGCTGGGCGAAGTCCTTGCTTACCAGGCCCGCGGCCTGGTTAAACGTCATCATCAGGTCGCGGTTGGACACCATGCCCGCCGAAGCGTTCTGGAGGGCAGCCAGCATCCGATCCGAGCCTCCCTCCATCGACGCGGTCAGGCCCTCGAAGGCGCCGCCGATCATCTCGACCGGCGCCGCGTTGACGGCCAGTTTGCCGAGGGCCAGGCTCAGCCCGCCGGCGGCGGTCACTGCCGCACCCAACCCGGCCAGCGCCACGGTGCCGACGCCCTGGATGCTGTTGACCAGGCCCTTAGCCCAGCCTTGCGTCTGGTTCTGGGCCTCCTGCAGGCCGTGTGTCAGTCTGTCGGTGTTCGCTATCAGGTCGATGCCCAGCGTTGCTATCGTCGCCATGTCTCAGGTCCTCACCGCCCAGCGCGGCGGTGTATGCCTCGATAAGCTGCAGTTGTGCTTCCCAGGGCTGTCGGTCCTCTGCGCTGCCCACCGTCTGGAACCTGGGCATGAAGTCCTCGATGTCGGCGGCCTTCTGGCCCTGGCCGCGGTTGACGTCGGCGATTGTCTTGGCGACAATCGCCGCGCGGACGTCCTCCCGGTAGTCGCCGAACGGCTCTACCAGGTCGTAGGCGATCCACTCCGCGAAGTCGCGGCTGCTCAGGTAGCGCTGGAGGTGTCTCGGGTGGGGGAAGCCGAGGGCTAGGCAGAGCTTGAACCAGAAGCGCCGCTCTGGTCGTTTTTTAGCTCACCCGCCAGTTCCTCGACGTCCTTGTCGCTGATGCCGGAGAGCTCCTGGGCCTTGCCGAAGACCCGGTCGAGCGCCTTCGCGCTCTTCTTCGCCAGCGCCTTGATGTCGGCGTCGCCGAACATGCGCTTGCCGGCCTCGTCCCGCAGGCAGCGCGCGGCCATCTTGGCGCGGATGTTGCGCGTGTCGATGCGGGCGCCGCCCTTGCGCTGGATCAGCACCTCGGCCTCGAAGGCGTCGCGCTCCTCGCCCGTCATGCCGTAGACCCACACGCTTCCGCCCCACTCGGGGACCGGGACCAGCTCGCGCTGCATGTCGTCGGCGTTGAGGATGTCTTCCTTGCTCAGTACGGCCATATCGCCCTCCAAATTGGTAGTGTATCGTCAGTGTGTCGTTATCAGGCCAAGCTGGGCTTGCCCGATGGCTTGAGCTCGACGTCCGCCGTCAGCTTGCCGGCAACCGGCGCGCTGGGTGAGACCTTCCGCACGTAGCAGGCCGCCGTCCAGGTGGTCGCCGCAGCGTCGGGGAACACGATCTGGAAGTTGCGCAGCGTGCGGCTGGCCGCGTCCCCGATCAGGCCGGTCGAGTAGCTGTGCGTGGCGTTCGTCGGGATGAACTGGATCGTGAAGGTGATCGGGTCCGTCCGCAGGATCGTCGGGATCACCTCTTCCCAGCCGTCCGTGCTGCTGTGATTCGTTGCGTCCTCTGTGTCCAGCGAGATGCCCAGCCCATTGATGTCCAGCACCTCAGCGATGGTGGTGAAGGTCTCGGTGGCCTGCCCATCGCCGATCTTCATGAGCGTGCCGAAGCTAGATATTGCCTCTGTCATTGTCATTCACTCCTGTTGTTACAGCCCGACCACGCCGAAGCGGACCTCGGCGCTGTCCGCGCTTAGGTAGATGTACCCATCCGGCGCCATCCAGCCGGTGGTGCCGAAGGGACCGAATACGGCTATCTCGCCGGCCCCCAGGCTGTACGCCGAGATGTCTCGCGTCCGCCCATAGGGGTCGGCGGCGCTCGTGATGGTGACGGTGTGGGCCGCTGCCCCGCTGTTGTGGGCCAGGACGACGTCCTTACCGCTGGCCCTGAACATGTTGCCGTTGGTCGGGTCCGCCGCCGCCATCGTCACGTCGGCCTCATCGGCGCCGTAGTCGCCGAACGGGCCTTCAATCGTTGTCTTCGTCAGCTGTGTCGCCATCGTCGGTTAGCTCCTGTTCTGCTGTCTCGGGTTGGGGCTGTGGCCCGGCGTCTGCCGCTGCCGGCTCGCCGACGGGATTGCCGAAGCGGTCGAAGCTCGGCGCCGCTGGTGCTGCCGGCAGCGCGCGGTGCTCGTTGCGCACGTGGTCCCTCACGGCTTGCTCGCTGTCCGCCTCGAAGCCGCACTCGTGGCAGCGGAAGGAAATAAGCGTCAGTGAATGGATCTGGCGGCGCTCTTCGGCCAGGTGCCGCTGTATCTCGTTGGCGCTCGGGGTCTCGAAGCCGCACACGGCGCAGATGTACGACACGACGCGCTCGTACCCTGTGCCGATGTGCCGGGCCTCAATGTGCTCGAGAATGTCCTCTTCGTTCAGCGTGCTGAAGGGGCAGAGGGCGCACTCATAGAGCGCCAGCGTCTTCCACTCGCCGACGGTGTACAGTTGGTTAGTCATGGTCCACCTCGTAGTCGATCATTACGTCAACGATCTCCCGATAGCGTCCGACCTCGAGCTCGGGCATGGAGAGCTGGCTCTCGGCAAAGGCGGAACCGACGGCCCCGCCCTTGTAGCCGTTCCAGGCCTTGACCACCTCCCGCGCCAGCGTCGCTGCCTGGTCGCCCGTCGGGGCGTAGCAGTCGAACTGGATCCGCGCCGTGTCGCGCCCGCCGCCGCCGCTGTGGGAGCGGTAGCGGGATGGATTCCCACCCACGCGCCTGTAGACCAGCGCCGGCAATAGGGACCCGCCCGCCGGCACCTCGTCCGGGTCGGGCAGGGCGTCGGGGTAGCAGGCGTCGCCGATGATGGCGGCGATCCCTGCGTGGGCGGTGCAGCGGGCGTAGATGGCCTCTCTCAGGCTCATACGGTGATCCCCAGCTCTCTCGACAGTACGCGGGCCAGGTAGAGCTTGAACTCCCAGGCCGCCTTGTCCTGCTCCGAGTCAACCGCCGGGCGCAGGTACGGGCGGGCCGGGATGGTGTAGGTGGCGGAGAGGGCGAGAGCCCTCCACATCTCGCCGCCCGTCTCGGCGTGCTTGGCCCAGAAGAAGCGGCGCTGTCTGTCGGTGATGACGCCGGTGTAGCCGAACTCGTGGACCGCGCCGTGGTCGCAGGCCACCAGGATCGAGACTGCATACTGGTTGACCACCTGGACTCTGACGGCGTTGTAGAGCTCGCCGGTGAGGTAGAGCTCCTGCTCCAGGATGTTCTCCTGGGCCTTGCGCTGGATGACGCCGCCGGCTTCCCGCAGCCCTTCCGCCATGTACGGCGGCCCCATCGCCCGCGCCACGTCCTGCATGGCCTTGTTGAAGTTGTCTATGCCGGTGACCGTGACTTTGAAGCTCACCGCACCCGCTCCAGTTCGCAGCTGAGGTGGTGGGCGGCTGTGCCGGCAAAGCGCCGGTAGACCGCCTTGACCTCGAAAGGCCCGGCGTCAATAACGCTGTTATCCGTGGACAGGGTGACGTCGGTGATGCGGTAACAGCGCTGCACGCTGGCGCCGGCGTCGAAAAGGACGAACAGCTCCTCCTTGACCAGCGCGCCCAGGGTGGGGCTGGCGTAGTGCTCGCGCCTCTCCACCAGCCGGCAGGGCACGGCGGTGTCCACCGTTGTGTAAGTGGACACCTGGACCTCGCCGCTGGCGCTCCGGGCCGCGACCGGCGCCTGAAGCGTGCAGCGGTGGATCAGCGCTGACAGGAAGTGCCGGTCGCCCACGGTCTAGTCCTCGAAGTCCGCGTACTTGTAGACCGACAGCTCGGCCTTCTTGAGGCCCAGCTTTGCCAGGGTGCCGGTGCAGTCGAGGTCGAGGGCCGTCTGGCCGTAGACCGTTGCCCGCAGCCCCTCTCCCAGCCTGGCGGTCTCGTACTCGACCCGGTACTCGTCGGCGACGTCCTGCATCTTGACCCGGCGCTCCCGCAGGGCGATGAAGTGGGCGGCGAGGAACTTCTGGATGTCGTCGAGCATGCCCTCGCCGCCGCACCCCTCAAGTTCGCCCACAAGGGGGAGCGTCATGCGGTAGGCGACGTTTATCATCGCGTTGATGGCCCCATCTTCGAGGGCCGTGTCGATGATCTCCCGGACGTCGCCGGCGGAGATGTCGATGCCCTCGATCAGGCTAGCCAATGACCGCCTCCACGTCGCTCTTCAGGACCCGACCGTCAGTGCCGCTGCCCTCGATCTCAGCCAGGTCGATGTCGTGCTCCTGGGCAAGCTCGACGGCGGCGTCGGTGGCGTTGACGGTCAGCTCTTCGTTGACGATCTCGAACTTGTCGCCGAAGTCGCGGAGCTCCAGGTCGGAGACCTCGATGACGTCACCCGCCCGGTGCTTCCCGCCAGCTCCGTGCTGCGTCTTCACCCTCACTCGGGGCATCCCGTCTCGCTCCCTTAGCAGCCGCTGGCGTGCGCCACGCCGAGGTTGCCCTCATAGTCCTGCTTGACCCGGAGGGATATGGCGCTCATGATCTTGAAGTGCAGGGCCGACCCGTCCGGCGACTGCCACTGCCGGTTGTCCACCGCCAGCGCCAGGATCAGCTCGATCACGCGGCGGTCGAGCTGGAACAGGATCAAGTTGCCGTCGGCCAGGTGGTCGCAGGGCCGGATGTACTGGAGCTGCCGGATCGACTCGGCCCGCTGCAGGAACGTCTGCCCGGACCCGTCGGTGTGCCAGCTGATCGCCAGGTCGTTGTACTGCGTGGGCGCTACGTAGGCCGCGAAGGGGCCGTAGTAGTTCTTCGCAGACAGCGCGTTGATCATCCCCGCCAACGTCTTGGTGGCGTTGTGCTCGACAGCGAAGTCCCCACCGCCGTAGGCGGTTGCCGTGGCCGTGTCGCGCTGCGGGTGTGTGGTCAGGCCGTAGATCTGGTAACCGTCCACCATGACGCTGGAGTTGCCGTTGAGGACCAGCTTCTCCTCGCCCTCGGCGAGCGAGAAAGCCGCCTCCTGCGCCTCGTGGACGTCGATTGGCGCGCCCAGCCGGCGCGAGGCCATCAGCTCGCGGGCGCCGATCTCGTAGCCCGTGGAGAGGATGGGGACCGGCACGCCGTACGTCTTGCGGGCCGTCAGGTCCTGGAAGTAGGCCGTGCGGCCGTCCATGTTGATGTCGACATCGGGACGCTTCGACGATACGCTCCACTGGCTCACCATCACCGCCAGGTCGACGTCGTCGGTCAGCCCGGCTGCCTTGAGGTCGTTGACGATCACCAGGCGCTTCTTCCACGCGGCGATCACGGCGGCGTCGAGCCGCTTCCACTCTTCCTCGCGCAGCGGCGAGTTGACGACGATGCCGTTCTCGATGACGGGCCGGTGCGAATGGGTGATGAACTCCACCGCGTCCCCGTCGAACAGGATCTGCAAGTTTTCCATTAGGTTTTCTCCTGGAGCCTTGTCTGCTCCGGTCTAGATGATTCGCACCTTGATGCGCACGTTGCTGCCGGAGGCGTTGTTGAGTGCCTCCGCTGCAATCCCGACAACGGCGCCGGTTGTGGCGGCCTTCAGGGCCCCGCTGCCCGCCGACTCGAGCGAGTCGCCCTTGGCGACGTTGCTGCCGGTGGCCAGCCACATGTAGAGCACGTCGCCGGGCACCGGGAGCCCGACGTAGACGCGGTCGCCGGCGGCGTAGTCCTGGTCGATGGCCGGCGTGGTCCCCGTTGCCGGGGTCATCGTCTCGAGCGCGACCATCCTGCTGCCGACGTCGGTGCCGGCGGCGGTGCTGTGCGGCTGCACGTTGCCGGCGCTGTACTCGAGCAGGTCGCCCGGGGTGACCGCAGCCGCCGCGGTCTCCTCGATGCGCATGATCCCGTAGCGCCTGGCCGTCTGAATTGCGATCGTGTGAAATGTCATTGCTTTCCCTCCGTGTTGGGGTTATCTATCCCCTGCTTACTGCTCCCAGGGCGAGGGCATGTCCAGCGTCTTCGCCCCGCCGTTCTCGCTGGGCGTCTGGAGCCCGCGGCCGCCGTAGTTCGACGGCGCGAGCGACCGCTCCAGCTTGCCCAGTACGCAGAGGTCCATCGCCTCCAGCTCCTCTTTCGAGAAAGCGCAGCGGCTGTTGCCGGCCAGCCGCTCGACGACCGCGGCCTTCTGGTCCGCCTCCTGGGCCGCCAGCTTCTCGGCGCTGCCCAGGACGGCCTCGATGCCGCCGCGCTGCTCCAGCGCCGCCGCCAGGTCGAGCAGGATCTGCGGTAGCTGGACGGCTGCCTGGGCCTCTGGCGCGGCCGCCGGCTCAGGCTCGGCGACGGGCTCGGGCTCGACGGTCGGCTCTGGCTCTGCGGCCGGCTCTGGATCTGCGGTGGGCGCGACATCTGCGATCGGCTCGGGTTCTGCTTGAGGCGCAGCCGCCGGCTCGGGTTCGACGACGGGCGCAGCGCCCGGCGCGGCGCCCAGCAGCTTGTCGAGGGCGCTGTCGGGCATGGCCTGTAGCTCTTCCTGGTCGAAAGGGTTGCTCTCTTTCGCCAGCAGTGCAGCGACCTTTTCTTCCTTGGTCATACTGTCCTCCTGATACTGATTGACGATGCTCAGCAGGGCCTCGCCGGTCTGGCGCAGGATGCCGAGTGCGGTTAGTGCGGTCTGTGCGTTCATGTGTGGCTCCTTTCCGTCGCTCTGATTGAGTCGTGGCGCGCCGCAGCCGTCGGCCCAGCTGCACTCGCCGATCCCGCCCGGCAGCAGCGCCAGGTGGTCGGGCCGCAGATAGCGCGATACGCCCTGGTACTCTTTCCCGTTGAACACGCCGGACCCGGGCTCCCGCTGGCGCCAGTAGGCCGTCGAGACGTCGAGCTGCCCGCCGTTCTGCACGGCGTTCAGCACCTGGGCCCCTGGATCGCCCGCGGCTTTCGCCTTCTCGATGTCCAGCCACACCTCGGGCACCAGCGCGCCGGCTTCGTTCACTTTGGTGTTGAACAACCAGCCCACGCGCTGCTCCTCCCAGATGCCGGGCTCGTTGACTGAAACGGGGTTGCCGTCTGCGTCGTGGGCGTGGAAGAGCGTCACCGGTCTTCCGTCCCAGGCGCCGTGGAAAGTGGCGATTTCTTCCGCCGGCATGAGCTCGCCTTTGAGGACCATCGGCCTGAGAGCGACCGCCGGGAAGACCAGATACTCGCGGCCTTCGTAGCTCTCGCGCCTCACGTCTGGGGTGACTTTGTTGCAGACGACGCCCAGCCGGGCGTTGGTGTTGTCCTGCATTAGCGCTCCCTCACTACAATGTCGATGCTGCGGTCGTCCTCGCGCCCCAGGGCCGTGGTCACGCTGACCCTTACCTCGTAGCGCTCGCCCGCGGTGCCGCCCGAAAGCCAGAGCCGCACCACGGAGTTGGCGGGGTAGGTGAGGCCGTCGAGGGTGATCTCCGCCGCCACGATCTCGCTGGACTCGACCGTGATGCCGCTGTCGGCGCTGACGGCGACCGTGGTGAGGGTGTCGCTGCCGGCCAGGGCCAGCCAGCTGCCCCAGGCCAGGTAGTAGTCGAGTCTGGCGTTCGGATCCTTGATAAAAGACTTGTCGCTCACTGCGTCTCCCAGAGACACAAAAAAACCGCCGGCTCTCGCCCGCGGGGTGTAACCTTGCCCACGTTCTAAGAGTCGGCGGTCAGATGTTGCGCCTATATTCGATTGTCGCTGATTCTACTCTATGCTATGACGAATGTCAAGAAATACTTGACGTGTGTCAGGTGCGCTGGCGCCTGTACCACTCGCGGATCTCGGCGGTGCGGGGGCTGATCCCCAGGGTCCGCTCGATCTCGTCGATCAAGAGCAGGTAGAGCCGCCGCTCCCGTTCCTGGCGCTCGCGCAGCTCCGTCTCCAGCGCCTGCATCTTGGCCTGCAGGTCTTCGTGTGTCATCGGTACGGCCACCTCACTTCTGGCAGCCCGGCGACCCATTCGGCGACGGCGTCCGCCGGTATCCCGAACGCCCCCAGGAGCAGGCTGCCGTCCTCGCTCACCAGCCAGCGCCTGGCCGACCTGGCGTACATGCCGCCTCTAGCTGCGTCCTTCAGCGCCCGCTCTATGATGGCCAGAGCCAGGCGTCCTTCAGGGCTGCTCGCATCCCACACCGCTCGTCCCCCTACCTCAGCAGGCCGCCGACGCTCGACAGGGCCATAAACACAGTCAAGAGCTCCGCCGCCGCGAAGGCCGCCCAGTGGACGTCCAGCCGGCCCAGCACCATAAGCCAGCCCATCGAAAGCGCCGCGCCCCAGAACATCACCGCCAGCACGGCGTGGAGCACGAAGCGCACCTTGTCCTTGAAGATGACCACAGGATCCTCCTTCACGTCCGGGTCGAATAGTGAGTCTAGCTGTTCCATCTCTGTCCCCTTAGCGTATCGCATAACGTAGAGTGCAGCGGCAGTTGCCTTTGCACGATCTCTGGCCATCGCCTGGTGTCTGCCCCCCATACGGATCATCGGCTGTCCTCTGCCAGCCCAAACCAGCAAAGGCGCTGCAGCCGTCGCACGGGTTGGTCGAGTGGACTTCCCACAGCACGTGCGTCACGTCGCTTGCGGCGTTGGCCTCCCAGCGGGCGCCCTCGTAGGCGCCGCGGGCCGCGTTGCCGTACATCCGCGCCCTAGCGATGATCTGCCCCTCTGACAGGTCCTTCGTCACCAGGTCCGACACGAAGGTGTCCAGGTAGCGGTACTGCTTGCCGAGGCGTCCGCCGATCTTGCCCCAGTCCGCCGGCGTCATGTTCTGCAGCCCGCCGTGGCCGACCAGGTACTGGCGGATGTGCTCCGCCTTCAGCTCCGCCCGCAGTGCCTCCCGGAACTGGTTGGGCGTGATCTGCTTATGGGCCACCGCCCAGCCTAGCGACGCCGCGCGCCGCTGGCAATCCTCGAGCGAACGCTCCATCGCCCGCTGGACCACCTGGGCGGCGACGAACCGCCCGCGCTCGCTGCGGAAGCGGGCCGCAGCCGCGTCCCAGTACCAGGCCGGCTGCTCAGGCATCTTCCGGCCTATCCGGGGCCCCTGGGAACTTGTGACTTGCGTTATGCCACGGCTGGGCCGCGACCATCTTTGCCATCGTCGCGCTCGAAACGCCTGCGAGTGCCTGCATCACGTCGTCTTCGGTGATGGTGAAGCGCTCGACTGGGTCCTCGTACAGGACCCGGCTGGCCTGCGCCTGCGGCTGGGCCTCTGGCCCCTCTGCCGGCGCCCGCGGCAGCTGGGGCGCTGTCGCCGGCACCGTCTCGGGCTCTTCCGGCGGCCAGGTGTCCGACTCCTCCGGCAGCCCCAGGATGTCACGCTGCTCGATTTCGCTCAGCGGCGCCTCGCCCGTAAGCGGGTGCCGGATCGCCCTGATCGCCGTCGCGCGTCTGGCCACGACCTCGGCCTCCTCCAGCGCGCTCAGCTCCTCCAGCGGCGGCCAGTACCACTGCCCCTTGTCGTCCTGGGTGCCGACGTCGTAACTGTCCTTTGGCTGGGGCAGGGCGCCCAGCTCGATCAGCCGGTCGATGAAGGGCCGCAATATCTCGGGCTCGGCGAAGTTGCTCTGGCGGAAGCGGACCTCCTTCGCCCACTCTTTCGCGTCGTACTCGGCAGCGGCCAGCTCGCCCTTTGCCGAGCCGACGACGACCCGCTGGGGCATGTTGGCGCCGGCGGCGACGCGGGAGAGAGTGACGTCGAAGGCGCCCGTCGGGTCGAGCATCTGCCCGCCGGGGAACCCGACCTCGATCCCCTCGGCGATCAGCGTGCGTGCCAAGTCGTGGAGGAAGGCCTCGATCTGGCTTTCCAGCGCCGCGTTGTCGAGGGTGTAGCCCTCTTTGTTGGTGATGACCGTCCCCTGGCGCATCAGCAGCCACACCGCCTCCGCCGTGCCGCCGCCCAGCTTGATGGCGTCCAGCAGGGCGTTGTAGGGGCGCAGCAGCCGCGGCCGGCCCTCCAGCTCGCTGTCGGTGCAGCCCTCGGCGACGTGGATCACGTGCGACCAGTGGACTTCCACCTGGTTGCCGGGGCTGACGGCGATGCGGTACTTGGCCGGCAGCCCGTAGCGCGCGTCGGTCTCGTCCTTGACCAGGTCCTCCGCGGCGTACTCCGCCGACTCCTCCGAAAGCGGACGCAGGTAGAGGACGTCGGCGGGCGAGCTCAGCGAGCCCGGCTCGACCTCTTCGGCCAGGTCCGCGCCGCGCGTCCCGATGACGAGCACCCCGTAGCGCCCCAGGCCCGTCAGCTTGTCGAGCCGGCTCAGCACCGACCAGACCTTGTGCGCGTCCGCCAGCTCCTCCCAGGCCTTGACGAACGCCGTTTCGGCGTTTCCGCCCTCGGTGATCTGCGGCGGCTTCTTCCACGTGTCCTGGGCCGGCAGGTCCACGATGCGCCCGGCCATCCCCTCGCGCTCGTACATCGTCTTGAAGTCCTTGAACTTCAGCGCGACCGGGTAGCCCAGCGTGGTGTAGTAGCTGCGCTGGGAGTTGTGCGAGCCCAGCTCTTGCGACAGCATCAGGCGGGACGACAGCTCGCCCGCCAGCGCGACCATCTCTCGTCTCGTCAGTTGTGTTGTCATAATGCCCTCGCCTTTGCGACCTTGCGAGCCTCCTCGCCAATCCGGTCCACGTAGCAGACCGCGTAGCGCAGCTGGTCCACGCCGTGGTCGTTCTCCTTTATCGGCACCTCTTTCGACTTCGTATCCGCCCACACGTACCCCTGGATCTCGTCGTGGGTGCAGAGCGGCAGGTGCTTCTCCTCGAGCTCCGGGTCCGCCTGCCGCAGCGCGTCCCGGCTGATGAACAGGCGGTTGTCGGCCAGCCGCTGCTTGACCGCCGTGATCCCCGGCAGCACGCCGTTGAACGCCTTCACCGCACTGAGGCCGGCGTTCCTGAACTTCTGGATGTAGGCCGGCTCGCTTGGATCGCAGACCCAGGCCTCGATCCGGTGCTCCGTCGGCTTGCCCAGGCTTGCCGGCACAGAGTGTCTCCGGTGCAGCTCCAGCGCCTGCTCGAGCCACCAGTCGTCCGTCCGGCGCAGCCGGTATATCTCTTCGACCAGGTACATCCTGCCGTCGTAGTCGAGCCCGTAGACGGCGATGACGCCGGGGTTGGTGTAGCCCCAGTCCACGCCGGCCACGTACCGCTCCAGGTGGGGGACGCTGTCCCGGTAGACGTAGTGGAGGGCGTCGTCCCACTCTTCCAGGACCACGCCCTCAGGCCTGGCCGGCAGGCCCAGGAGGAGCCGCTGCCGCCGGCTGCCGGTCAGGCGCCCCAGCGACGCGAGCGTCCGCTGCCCCTGCTCCGTCGGCTCGCCCGTCTTCTGGTCGAAGAGGTTCGGGTTGTCCGTGTGCTTGGAGTAGAACAGCCGCAAGCCCTGGCGGTGGTAGAACCAGTGCGACGGCCAGGCCGGGTTGCAGTCGCCCAGGGTCTGGGCATAGGGCATGTTGCCGGCGCGGCCCGTCGTGCGCGTCGTCAGCGTCTCCCACTCCTCGATGCTCAGCTCTTCGACCTGGTTGACGAAGATGATGTCGTGCTCGGCGGACAGGATCTTGGTCGACTTGTCCATGCCGGCCACCCAGATGCGCGAGCCGTTGTTGTAGTTGAACCACTCGGGCTTCTCGCCGCCGTAGCGCTTGCACCTCCAGTTCTCTTCGTCCGGCCCCAGCACCTTCTTGATGAACGTCTGCAGGACCGACGCATAGGCGCTGGAGAGCGTCTTGCGCATGATCACGATGGACGCGCCGGGGTAGTGCTGGGCGCACAGGTGCAGCTTCCACAGCGCGGCGAAGCTCTTGCCCGTCTCCGCCGGTCCGTGCAGGATGGCCTCCGGCCCGTGGTACGTCATGAACTCGGCGGCGGCGCCGTAGAAGTTCAGGTCGCCCTCGCCCGGCTCGGCCTGCTTTATGTTAGATGTCTCGGTCCAGGTCGATTCCCCCGATCGTAAGCGTTCGCTCGGGGAGAGCTGCGCGACCTGGTCCGCTATCCCGGTCAAGAATAAGGCTTCTAAGCTCATTTCCGATCTCTGCCCGCACGTCGATGTCCGCCACGTGCTGGCGGATCACGTCCACTACCAGGGCCATCAGGGCCATCATGCGTTCGACGGTGATGATCTGCTCCGCGTCCACCAGGCGGCGGCGCTCGCTCTCCTTCAGCCGGCGGCGCCGCTCGAGCACGTCCAGGACCTCCGCCCACACCGCCCCCTCGCCGACGCCCCGGGTGATCAGCTTGCCCAGCTCCTCAAAGGCCGCGATCGTGCGTCTGGCGTCGCCGGCCAGCTGGGCCTGCAGCATATCGTCGTATGTCCCCTTTACCCGCTGCCACAGGCCGGAGCCGGCGCCTTCCGACAGCCCTTCCAGGAGGTCCGCCAGCCGCGCGTCGGTCAGGGCGATGTCGTCCCTCAGCGCCAACAGCTCCGGGTCCTTCAGGGCCTCTTCGTAGCGCTCGGCCAGCCGGTCGGGGAGGTACTTGCTGTACCGGCCCGTCTGGAAGCGGGGGTGGGCGACGCCTCTGGGCGACGCGCCGCCGTGCACCCGGCAGCGCTCGCCCTCGACAACCACGCGCTGCTGGCAGTGCCGGTCCTCGCCGCAGTCGGGGCACTGCCAGAGGTCATATTCGCTCTTGCTGAAACGGTGTCCGCAGCTGCGGCACGTCTTTGTCCGCGCTCCACAGATTGCCATGAGGTATCCCTTTCCGTATGGGCTTTTGCGCTTCCACGAGTTTGACGAGTTTACTGAGTTTGCTCATAAAAGACTTGACAACTGTCATAACCTATGATATAATATCACTAACTAAGAAGATAGGGATATGGAGACAGGAATGACCATCAGACTAGAGAATCTCGACAGCAGAATCGCCCCCAAAGAGCCCACGGTCGGCCAGATGATCGAGTTCGACAAGGGCGCCTTCTATGAGCTTCTGCCCTGCACCGACTGGGACCGCGCTCAGTTCAGGATCCCGGTAAAGCACCTGCAGATCGCCGTCAACGTCCGCATCACCGGCGAGATGGTCCACCGCACCGCCGCCTGCTACCCCAGGGTCCGCTGCGAGGTCGAGTTCGTCGGTGACTGCGAGCCCTCTCGCTTTGAGCGGGCCTGGCTGCACCTTCACGTAGATGGTTGGGTCCACTATCACAAGTAGTCTCAGGAGACTAGAGAAATGAACGCCAGACAGCTCCAGGCCGAATACTTCGACAACTACGACAACAAGACCGCATATGAGCGCGCCGCCTTCAAGGCCCGCGTCACCCGCCTTGCCAAGAGGTCCCGCCGGGAGACCGAGGACGGGATGATCCTCGAAGACCTGGCCTACCGGCTGGGCTACGAGCCTGCTTTCCTCGACGACCTGCAGAAGCACGTCACTCTGCAGCCCCAGGCCCAGGACATCCCCGTCGTCCGCGTGCAGCTGATCCGCGACAGCGCTATCGCCACCGAGAGGGCGGTCCGCAGCCCCGCCGAAATCGCCCAGCTGCTGATCGAGCGCTACGGCCTGGCCGACCGCGAGCTCTTCATCTGCGTCCATCTGGACACCCGCAACCAGGTCTTGTCCGTTGAGGTGGTCGCCCAGGGCACCCTCAACTCGACCCTGGTCACGCCCCGCGAGATTTTCAAGGGCGCGATCCTGGCAAACGCCGCCGCCGTCATCCTGGCCCACAACCATCCCTCTGGTATGACCGACCCCAGCGCCGATGACTGCATCGTCACCGAACAGCTGCGGTCGGCGGGCAAGGTGATGGACATCGAAGTGCTGGACCATGTCGTCTTCTCTTCCACTGGCTTCACCAGTCTCCGCGAGCGCGGCCTCTGCGGCTGGTAGGTGGGGGCTTAGCGCTGTGGAACACAGGATCGAGAACCAGACGAGTTTTCTGAGTTTCATCACGAGTTTCTTGACAAAAGTCTGATAGTGTGATACAATAACACTAACTAAGACGATAGGGATAAGGAGAGCGAAATGGCACACCAGACCGTAGAACTAAAACTCAACCAGATCATCCCCGGCGACAACGACCGCAGCCACTTCGACACCGAGGGCCTGCGGGAGCTCGCCAGCTCTATCAAAGAGCACGGCCTGGCCCAGCCCATCACCGTCCGCCCGCTGAACGGGCACTACCAGATCGTCGCCGGAGAGCGCCGCTACCGCGCCCACGTCCTCTTGAACGCCGAGACAATCCCGGCTATCATCCGCGACCTCGACGATGAGGCCGCCAGCGCCATCATGCTCGCCGAGAACGTCAGCCGCCGGGACCTGGACCCCATAGACGAGGCGCTGGCCTACCAGAAGCGGCTCACCCAGTTTGACTGGTCCGTCGAGGACATCGCCCAGCGCGCCGGCGTCACGACCGTCCGCGTCCACTTCCGGCTCAAGCTGCTGCGCCTGCGCCCGGACGTCCAGAAGCTGATCCGCGACGGCCAGCTGCAGCTCGGGTACGCCCAGATCCTCAGCGACGCCGACCTCGACACCAACCGCCAGCTGATCGCTCTCCGCCGGCTGCGGGACAACCCCCGCCCGACCCCCACCTGGTTCCGCAGAGAGGTCAACGCGCTGCGCGAAGAGCAGTGCCAGGAGACGCTGTTCGACACCTCGTTCTTCACCGTTCAGGCGCCCGAGGCCGCAGCAGAAGCCTATTCCGAGCCCGCGCATCCCGAGACAACCGCGGCCCCCAGGGTGGGCAGGTCCCTACAGGACATCATCGGCAACCAGGTCAAGTTCTGGCAGAGCGCTGCCGAAGAGTGGGACCGCCTGGGCAAGCCATTCAAGCGCCAGGAGTGCCAGGCCGCAGCCGCCGCCCTCGCTGCCCTGATTTAGGAGACAACCGATGGCTCAGCAGACCAAGATGTTTCAGACAGAAGACCTGCCCCTGTTCTCGGGCCCGGCCCCCAGGGGCCGTCAGGAGTCCTTCGACCCGCAGCCCGAGCCGCGCCAGCTGCGCCTTTTCCAGGACGCCTGCCCCATCTGCATGGGCTTCGGCGCTGTCAACCTGAACGGCAAGCTCAAGCGCTGCATCTGCAATAAGTGACCCACGGGAGAGGACAGGATGAAGGACGAACTCAGAGATCAGCTGTTCAGCACCGAAGAGGCCGCCGAATACCTGGGGATCAGCGTCGCGGCCCTCAAGTACCACGTCCACGTTGCCGGCAATATCGATCCCATGAAGATCGGCCGCTCGCTGGTCTTCACCAAGGAACAGCTGGACACGTTTCAAGAGGAGAAGCGCGCCCCCGGGCGCCCACCGAAAGAAGAGTCAACCGATGACAGCAACTAAGACCATTTACATTCCCAAAGGCCGCGCCCGCGAGTACGCGCCGCTGGCTGCCAACCTCTACAGGGGCTGCGGCCACGCATGTACCTACTGCTTCGGCCCGACAGTCACCTTCCGCGACAGCCTGGAGGACTTCGTCGAGGCCCACGAACGGCGCCGGATCCTTGCCAAACTTCACGCCGACGCCGCCCAGCGCCAGAAGGCCGGCAAGCGGGGCAGGGTGCTGTTGTGCTTCACCTGCGACCCCTACCAGCCCCTCGACGAAGACCTGGCCCTCACGCGCCAGGCGATAGAGATTCTGCACAACGCGGACCATCACGTCACGATCCTCACCAAAGGCGGGCGCCGCGCGCTGCGCGACCTCGACCTGATGGGGCCGCACGACGCCTTTGCCACGACCCTCACCTTTCCCGACACGTTCTCCGGGCGCGAGCAGAGCAACAAGTGGGAGCCCCACGCCGCCTTCCCCGCCGAGCGGATCGAGGCCATTCGGGCCTACCACGACGCCGGCGTGCCCACCTGGGTGAGTCTCGAGCCGGTGCTGCATCCCGACGCCGCCCTCGAGTGCATCCGGCAGACTGCGGACATCACCGACCTGTACAAGGTCGGCAAGCTGAACGCGGATCACCGCCTGGCGCTGCCCGAGGTGGTCAGGGCGGAGACCGCCGTCGACTGGCGCCGCTTTGGTATTGCCGCTATCGAGCTCCTGGAGTCCCTGGGCAAGCCCTACTACATCAAGCGCGACCTGGCCTGCCTGCTGCCCGCCGAGGTCCTGGAGGGCCAGTCCCGCCGCACCCAGGAGCAGCTCGAGGGCTCTTACCGGCCCCCAGTCCTTCAGCCAACCCTGCTCTAGGGTAAGCTCTGCGACATTGTAGGAAGCCCCGGTCTCCGGGCCGGGGTCTTCCGTTGTTAAGGTGCTATCGTCTAAGAATCGCCAGATAGTGTGTCATCTGCTGGGCGTGGCCGCAGTAGTAGCCCGCCCACCTCTCCACCTCGTAGCCGCGCGCCGCGGCCTTGCGCTGCATGAGCTCCTGGCACACCTCCAGGTAGACGCCGTCCAGGTCGTTGCCGTACTCCATGACGATCTCCTGAAGTGTCCCCACGTCCCAGGCCCCGATCCGCACCTTCTGGCGCAGCCCGTCGTTGACCACGACGGCCAGAGTGTCCGGGAACGGGCGCTGGCTCTCAAAGTACGCCGCAATCGTCGGCCACGGGTCCCCGTAAGGGTCCACGTCTACCACGTTGACGCACAAGTGGGCGCCGGCCCCGCCGGCCAGGGCCGCGACGCAGTCCGCCTGATACACCGCCCAGGTCGGGCGCTGCTTGGCCAGATGCGCGGCCCGCGCCGGCTCTTTCTCGATGGCGACGCCGTCAGTCAGCCCCTGATAGCAGGCGGACCAGATCTGCCCCAGCCCCGCGTGCGTCTCCATCACGACGGGGCTCGCCACTAGCTCGAGCATCGCCCGGCGCAGCATTACTTTCTGCTGATAGGTGCTGTTGTCCTTTTGCATGGTTCAGTAGGTAGAAAGCGCAGACCTCAAGCACGGCCTCGCCGCGGTTCTGCAGGCCGGTTGCCCGCAGCGCCAGCTCGAAAGGGACCAGGTCAGCGACGCAGATCACCGGCGCGACCATCTTGTCGCGGTCGCCCAACCTGCGGTCCGTGCCGCTGCCCCCTAACATTTCTCGCACCTGGGTCGCCAGCTTGGCCTGCTCTCGCACGTCCAGCCAGAAGGCCTCGTCTACGCCCGGCACCTCGGTCGGGTCCTCGAAGCCCTCTTCCAGGTGGCGCCGCAGCGTCTCAAAGGCCCAGGTTGACAGCTGGGCCGTGCGGTTGTCGGCAATCGCATACCCGGTCGCCGTCCGCGGATCGTCGTCAATGAAGACGGCGGCGATGTGCCCCCAGCCCAGCCGCTGGGCCGCCAGCCACGTGCCGGACCCGGCCTCGATGACGTTATCCGCCCGGTTGACCACCACGGGCTTGCGCTGCCCGTACATAGCCAGGCTTCGGGCAATCTGCTCGACGCTTTGGTCGGTGTGCTCGTTGGCGTTGTCCGGGTTTGGCGTCACGTCCGATAGCGGCACGGCCAGCGGGCGCAGGTCCTCAGCGATGTGCGACAGCTCCGTTGCGCTCATAAACTCAAATTTCCTTCGTGGCGACGTCTGCTGGGATGCGGCCCGCCTGGCGCTCGAGCCAGTGCGGGTCCTCCTGGGCTGATAGCCCGACCTCGCGCTCGCGGATCTCCGTCGTCAGCGTCACGAAGTAGCCCGGCTGCCAGCTGTTCTCCAGGTGCAGGTCTATGGCCTTCTTGAAGGCCTGGTCAGGCACGCGGTAGATCCGCTCGCCATCCGGCGTTGTCACGACTGTAACCACGTGTCCGCCCATGCTATCCTCTGCTCTTTCCGTCCCAGTACTCCCGATACGCCGTCTCGTCGTAGCAGTAGCCGTAACGCTCATGCAGGATCCTCAGCAGGCGGCGCCGGCCCTCATACGTCTCGTGTTCGATGTGACAGTCTCTGCAGAGACATATGAGATTCTTCTCCTCAGCCTTCAGCGATACGTAGCGCCGCGGCAGTACGTGCGCCACGTCCTGCGCGCCCCGCCAGCAGGACTGACAGATCCCCCGGTCGCGCTCGATGACGCGGAAGTAGGCGGCGCGCTGCCTAACCTCCATCCCATTCCAGCTTGTTCATCACGGCGCCCACAGCGGCAATCAGCGCCATGCCGGTCTGCACGCCGATGCCGTCGTGATTGAGGACCAGCAGCTCCAGGAGATCCGCCAGGACCGGCTGCTCCTGGGCGCACTCGATATAGGCCTGGGCGCAGCTCTGCTGGATGCAGAGCGTCCGCCAGGGGCCGGCCTTTTCCAGCTCAGGTATCATCTGGTCCCAGATTGTCATAGGGCCTCAAACTCCGCTCGGTTGTGCTCAAACCATCTCCATTCGCTGCCGCCGGAAACGGTGAAAGCCGTCGCCGTCAGCACGCGTCCCTCCCGGCCAGGGACAGAATCGAAGACCAGCTTGTCGAAGCGGTCCATCAGCTTGACGTAGCGCGCCAGGTCCCCGTTGATGCACAGCGGCGACCGCCACCCGGCGCCGGCGTTCAGGCTGGGGATGTTCTTCTGCATCGCCTTGTGCCAGACGATGGTGCCCCCGATGGGGCCGCACTCGGTCAGGGCAAACTGCAGCTTCATTCCGAGCTTCTGGGCGATTTCGTCGTAACGGATAAAGCGCCCGGCGTAGTGGATCCAGTCGCGCTCCAGCCATTCCTCGGTGCCGATGACAGGGAAGTAGCTGTGGTAGCCAAGATAGAACGGTATCCCGTCGTCGTGGACCGCTTTCAGCGGCGACAGCAAGAGCTCCATCTCTGGGCCGTGCTCCGGGTTGCCCACGGCCACGTTGGCGACGCAGGCGACAGCGCCCAGGTTCAGCGAGTGCAGCTTCCGCGCGTACTTGGCCGCAAACAGCCCCACGCGCCGGATGTCCTCGACAGCGCCGCAGGCCACGGTCTCGTTCAGGTCCTCGACGATAAACGGCTTCCCCTGGTGGATGTTGTACAGCTCCTGGATCTCCGGCATCTGCCAGGCAATCAGGCGGTTGACGGCCTCGTCCAGCCCGCCCAGGTGGTCCGGGTAGTAGATGAAGTCCTTCCAGTTGTTGTAGACCTTCCGGTAGATCACCAGCGTCTCGGGGCTGACCTCCTTCAACCATCTGGCCTCACCCGCGCAGTGGCAGAACTTGATCGCCCGAAGCGGCTTGCCCTCCGCCTTCTTGCGCTGCACGTACTCGGGCAGCCCGGCCCGGTTGGCCTGGACGTGGAAGCTGCGCAGCGTCCAGTTGCTTCCCGCGGGTGGGGTGGGGGGCTGCGGCGGGGTCGGCGGGGTCGGCGGCGTTGGTGGGTCCTCACCCAGAAGCGCCTGCAGGCGTCCGTAGAAGTCCGCCTTCCAGCCGGTGTGCCAGCCGGGGCACTCCGTCTGGGCGTAGTCCCGGTGGCCCTTGACTCGCTCCAGGGTGACGTCCATCTCGGGGTGACGCACTGCCCAGGCCGCGACCTTTACCGCCGCGTCCAGCTGGGCATCGCTGGGCCGGTACTCGTGCAGCCGCCCGGCCATGCCCACGCTGATGTTGACGTTCTGGTTTCCGGTGTTGTCGTGCCACAGGCCGCTCTCCAGGGGCTCGCAGAGCAGGACCTCGCCCGTCTGGGTGATCCAGATGTGGTACTGGATCGAGGGCAGCCCGCCGTACTTGGCGATGCAGACTTTGGCCGTGGCGTGGGGGCTGTCGGACAGCGTGTGGTGGATCGTCACGCCCTTGATCTGCCCCAGCGTCCGCTGCCACCAGCCGTTTTGCGCCTTCAGCGTGGCGTGGGTGAAGGTGCTGCACGTTGCCAGCTCGCTCGAGATGTCCCGGTCCCAGATTGTGAGGTCGCCCTCACCGCAGAACACCACATCGACGCCGGGATAATACGTCGCGTAGAAGTCAATAAACGCCTGCCGGTCTGCGGCTCGGATGTCCCAGAGGTTGGCGATGCGTTTGTCCAGGTCGCCAATACCGGCCTGGTCGTAGGACCCGCCGGCCATCTCCCGGCTGCGCCGCCAGCCCGTGAGGAAGATCTCGGCGGCGCGTTCGTCGGTCGCGCCTTCTGGTATCACGTTGACGGTGCTCTTGTACTGCACCCGCGGCTTGCCCCGCGTCAGGGGTTCTTCGACGACGTCCAGCCGGCAGTCGTCCCAGTAGGCGTCCGAGGTCTGGAAAGGCCAGAGGCTGGAGGCCTTGAGGTAGACCACCGCGCGCCCGTTCGTGGGCGCCGTGAAGCGGACCGCCGGCACGTTGAAGAAGCCGTTGTAGATGTGTGCGCCGCGCGACCACTGCACTTCGTCGGAGAACGGATCCGGCTCGCCGAAGCTGACGCCCACCTGGAAGAGGAAATTGCCCTTTGCATCGTTGACGGGGTTGGCGCTCAGCGGTGGGATCTCGTCCGGGTCCCAGCGCACAAAGTCATAGCCCGCGCCCTCGGACCACCTGGCGTCGCCCGCATGGGCGTAGACCAGCTTGCACTTGCGGTTTATGCCTGTGCCGCACTTTGAGCACGCGGCGTGGTCCTCGCCGCCGGGGACCTTCACGGCGTTGCCGCAGTTCCAGCACCAGTAGAGATTGGGATCTCGATGGTTGCTCCATGCGTGGGCCAGGGCGTCGAAGCTGTACGTTGCGCCCGGGGTCAGGCCTTCCACGACCTGGTAAAGCCCCGCGTTCTGCCGCCCGTAGTAGGTGAACGACTGCAGGCCCCAGCTGCCCTCGGCAATCCGCAGCGGGTCCAGGAAGGGCGCCTGCTTGGGGATGACTTTCATCTCCGGGCGCCGGTATAGGCCCTCGGCCCACCAGGCCACCCAACCTTCCGGCACGTATACCTCACCGAACTCTTGCCCGGTGTGCGTCTTGCGCGTCCAGCCGCCGGGGCCGGACACGCCCTCAAAACTAGGATTGACTAGCCCCATCTTGCTCCTTGAACCAGTAAATTCTCACCTGGCACCCGTCCAGTGAGACGAATTTGGTGTCCAGTATCCCGGCCTGCACCAGCTCGTTGAGCTTCTTCCACGAGCTGGTGTCGGCCATTCCCGTGTCCTGCCGGAACCTCTTGCGGGTAAACGCCCCCGGCGGTATGTGTTGTGAACTCGCCTTCACCAGGTCCCGGTACGCCTGCGTCTCGTCGAACTCCGGGTCTATGATCGTTACCGTCCGAGTCTCCATCAGTTTCCCCTCTAACAAACGCCCTTCTCTTCGGCTTATAGCGCACCTTGTCCAGCGTTATCTCCTCTTCGGTCACCAGAAAGATGTTTCCCCCTACCTTTGGCCGCTGATAAGCCCGCCCGCGTCCCGACCAGTAGAAGGTCCCCAGCTGCCAGGGCGGTAAGAACAGCGTCCTTATGGGGTGGTTGTCGTAGCTGTCTTCGTCGTGGTGCACGTGTCCGAACACCACGGTCTCCGGCCATTCCTCTTCTCCAAAGTATTCGTACAAGAGCGCCAGGGCCGTCCTGTTCGCGCCGCCGCCCTTGGTCCACGGCAGCTGCGAGTTGCTTGTTGGTGCGTGGGCAAAGCCGAACCGGCGTCCGCAGATCTCGAGCGGGAGCCAGTCCCAGGATGCGGTGCCTTTCGCGGTGTCGCGGACGGCCCCGATCTCTCGGGCGATGCGCTCTTCGAACCAGCCCACGCCGCCGGTGTGTGCCTCGGTGCCCCGCACGATGTAGGTCCGGTCGGCGGTGTCCAGCACCGGCACCAGCAGCGACAGCCCGTTGTTGATGATGTCCGACTCGTTGACGCTGATCAGCTGGTACTGGCTGTGTTTGTTCAGGTCGACCAGGTCCCCGTTGATGACGGCGTGGACCGGGACGCCCAGCTGGCGCTTGAGCCGCCACACGCGGCCCCAGAAGTCATGCCAGCACTTGAGCAGCCACTGCTGCGAAGGGCTCGGGTAGTAGAGGCCTCCGTCGTCGCGCACGAATACCTTGGGGCAAAGCCCCGGAGTGGAGTTAGAGTGCAGGTCGGAGACGACGGCGAGTATGGCCGCTTCTCCCATGTCCTATCTCTCCCCTTCTTCCAGGTTCTCAGGATCGAATCCCATGCGGCGCACGAAGCGGCATACTGTGTTGTAGAGTCTCAGGATCCGGTCGTAGTCGTGTTTCAGGTCCTCGTACTTCTGCTTGTAGTGGGCCAGCTCTTCCTCCAACTCCTCGATCCGCACCCGCAGCTGCCTCCCGATCTCTGCCAGGGCCTCGACGTCGGCTTTGCGCACGGTCGACTTTGCGGTGTAGAGTGAGATAATCAGGGCGCCGATACTTGCAATGATGGCTGCGATGGGTTGCCAGTCCAT